TCAAGGTAAGCCACATAACTCCGATGCAACAGTTATGGTAACTGGTTTAGATTCTGAAATGGAATGTGAAGCTTGCAGTGCTTAATTTCTAAAATTGTACCTGCACTGTAAGACTTTTCTTTGAACGTCTGATGTCACTGCGCAAACTTTGTGATTAACATTTTCTTTAATACATAAAAGAGTGTTAGGGTATGGAATGGAAGCAAAAGGTAATCCTCTGTCTGTGTCAATAAGTGTTTCCCCACCCCAATTAGGATCCCAATCATCATGAATGTAGAGTGAAAAATTTAAATTATATATACCATCATGATGCCAATTAATTCCTGAGTCTTTTTCGTAAACGTAGAAATCCATGGTAAAAGCATATTTTTCTTTTTGAGTTGGTATATGAGAGTGTTCTATAATTAAGTTTTCAACTTCTTTAAAAGTATTATTTACATTGATAGATGTATCAGTGTTAATTAAACTTTTTATTTTAACATCTTTAATATTTCTTTTATTTCTTGTTGAATATAAACTTTCCATCCATGGATTTTCAAGTTTAGTTGAATCAGTAAAGTCTGTATATTTAAAATTTCTTACTTTAGTTAAAATGTTCTCTGGTAAAAAATCTCTAATTATTAAAGCTTTATCATCTAAATTTAAAACCTGCATTAATCAGGTGTTTCGCCCAACATGTCTGCTAAAGAAGGAGCAAATACTTTTACATCTCTTCTTATTTTCTCCTCTGTTGTAGACGTTCCTGGATTATCAACATCAGCTTGAGCCGCAGCTTCTGATTCGTACTCCGCACCTGTATCTATATTTGTAATTGTGGTTTCAGTTTTTACTTTATAATGTGGAATTTTTCTTCCATCTTCAGTGGTAATGTGACCTAGTAATTCAGCAGGTTCAACTATCGGCATCGTCTTTTCTCCAATTAATATTAAAACTAATAATAACTCGGTCATTATTAGAATTATTTGTTTGTACTTCATGTTGTAACCAAGATGGGAAAAAAATCAAGGAATTCTCAACAGGTTCCCATTGTACGCTATGAGCGAGGTGTATAGAGGCTTTTTCTGTTTTTGGGGGTGATAGTACCTCTGACTGTGGTTTAGGCTCTAGAAACACGATATTTCCACACTTTTTAGGAGCTTTTAAATAAAACACCCCTGATAAGTAGTTGTATGGATGTGTGTGCACGTTGTTCCGTGAACCAGGTGGATTTATCATACCCCACATACCAGTTATTTCAGGATTATAATTATCTTGAACATCCATGTGATTAAAACAATCTTTTGAATATTTAAGAATATCATCAACCAAAGGTTTAAACTTTTTAATATTATGTATTTCATCATCGCTATGCCAACCACCAATGTTAGACCGTGGCATACCTTTTTTATCATTCTCTCGTATTTGATAAATGCTGTCGACTAAATGCTCGTGGCCCGTTAACTGCAAAGAAAATACTGGTGTAATAAATAACGAATGAAGATTAATCAGAGTTGTCCTTTTGTGATCTCCATAAAACTAGCTGTAACATGCACTTGATTTGCTGCGTTAGCTTGAACTTTCATAACATCACTTTCTTGTAAAACTAATGGCTGTTCTAATAATTCTGTTGTTGTGTTTGTAGCAATACTTTTAGCTTTAAATATTTCAAACGTAGCTGAAGATCTAAGAACCTCTACATCTAATAATGTTGTATTACCTGAGTCATTACAAACTAAAATAGATTTTACCACTGCCGTCGTAGGTGGTACTGGAGGCGTTGCGCCAGCATCTGCTGTCGGCACCGTAATCAAAGTTGTTAGATCTGTTGTGGTAACGTCCAACATTGCGCTTTTAAATGTATTAGCCAAGGAAAAAAGCCTCCTGCTCTGCTTCTGATTTTAAATCAGCTTGATAGTTTGTATTTAATAAAAGAATTATTTGATCTAATAAACTTATCATTTGATCAAATTGACTAGCATCATATTCTGGTGTAGCATTAGGTAATCTTGTTATTGTTATTTTAGCCATTTTTATACCAAACAGACAATGTGTGTCTTATTCCTTTTATAACATTTAATACAGCATGTTTGTATATCTTACCATCAAAATAATAGGTTCTCCCTGCTAAAGGAGATATTTTGATACCTTCTACAATAGCCTCCCCTCCAACAAAATCATCGTTTAAAAAAGTTATTGAAGCTCCAGTTGTTGTTTCTCTTGAGGTGTCGAGATGAAATGACATTGAGCTTCCTGTGGGATAAGAAATTATCTTAGCCCATTCTACTTCTTTAAATTTATTTTTTTCTACAGATTGATTAATAATTTTGTTTATTAATGGATGATCAAAATTTATGTTTACAGTTTGACTTTCGCCAATTCCAAACCCTGCACAATTAACGCAACCTGCCCATTTTTCATGTGGATGTGTGGTAAAAACTAGTAATTTTTTTATTTCTTCTTTTGATAATGTATTATCTTTTATACAAATCATCTTCTCCCATCTGGTCTTAGTTGAAGTTTAGTTGAACCTAATCTCCAAGCTGTGTCATTTACAGTATTTGTTTCATATTTAATTTTTACTGCTCTACCTCTCCCTCTTACATCAATTTTCTCTGTTGTACTAGAGATAGTTCCTGTTGTGGTTACGTTTGATGAAGATTGAGGATATTGTTCTAAAGTAAGTGTAGCTGTCATGTTGTTTGTTAAATTATCAAAATCTGGCACCAACTTACTAACCGACATAAGAGCATCACCATCTGCAATCTCTACGGAACCTGTTTGTAAAAAGGCTGGAATAGCCGTGCCATCTGCTTGATTATTGCCAGTCTCTTGTTCATAAATAAAAGATGCACCTGCTGTTAGACCTAATATGGTTGATACATTGGCTGTCGTGCTAGCACTGTATTCGGTGGCAATTGGTAATTCATAGACATAAGCACCAAGCCACGTAGTTCTTCCAAGACTGACTGTGTACCATGTATTTTCTAAATAATTGTAAGCAACACCTCTATCAATTTGAGTTGCATCTGCTGATGGATAATACCAAATAATTTCATTAAATGCTGTGTTAAGTCCCACCGCAATATCATTTTTGTTAGTATAACTTAAATCATCAAAAACAAAATCTTGCACTGAACATGGCATTTTTTTGACAACACCATCATACAGGTAAAACGCATCATCGGACATCCAATATGCTCTACCATTAACTTCTATCGCTGCATGTTGCGATATTAATCCACAATTTGCACCGAGCTGTCTAAGACCAAAAGTAAAAGGTGTACCAACAAATTGAATACCATGAAGTGATGTATCGGTCCAAACAAGTATCTGCCCTGATGATTTAACACCACCAACTATTCTGGAGCCGTCAGATATACGTAAAGACCCTGCTTCGTTAGTTGCTACGGGAGTATAATCTGTGGCATCTTCTCGATCAGAAAAACGAAATAATAAATCATCTTGTGATGCTGGTGTACCAATAGTTGTTTCTGTACCAAATATAAGTAAATGTCTTGTATCTGTAGATACTAAACTAAACCTAGATGCAGTCGGAGCATTAGATAAAGCTGTTGCTCTTGCATCAATAGATCCAGAAATATCTTTAATAAATGTGCCTCCGTTTAAAACGGTAGCAATTAAATCTTCACCAAAATTATCTAATGACCAGTTTCTTGCCGCTACCACAACATTAGACGAAGACCGAGGCTCATCCCAAGTGCTGGCTCCCCATGTTTCTGTGCCCCATCCATAACCATACGTAGATGTAGAAGGACCTGTGGTTATTTGATATTTAGCATTACCTGAGCCACCGCCTCCTGATGTAGAGCCAGAAGCCGTGCTTGTGTGTGTAACTTTATATGTATTAGCATCTACATAGGTTGTTACTTCAAACTCTTGATTCATGTTCAATCCGTCAATCGTAGAAAAAGAATCAAAAGTTACAAAGTCTCCTTCAGCAGCTCCATGATCTGCGTCTGTCACAGTAACTGTCGTTGTGCCGTTGGTTGTAAAAGGATTTGTAAGAGATGCTGTTTCTCTTATTGGCGTGATGTCATACAAAGCACCCTCGGAGAAAAGATATAATTTTCTATCGGTCCCTAAAGCAAGATACCTAGTGCCATCTAAACCAATCCACGAATGCGTATCACGAACCACGCCCACAATAGTTTTGTTTGGATTTGGTAAGTAAGCCCAGCCACCCCATCTTTCAGGTTTTCCGTAGTGAAAACGTACAAAATCTGAGTCTGTATATTTTCTCTGATCCCCTGCTGAGTAAGCGGTGTCTTGTTTGTCAATACCTGGTTGAAACTTTAAATCTACTAATTTCATGTCGGAGTATACTAAATTATTTATTGTTTTGTGGCAAGAATTGAGTACCCACGTTGCCTTTAAACGAGTAATTACCGTAATGAGTCATACCGCTCACAATATCTGCATATATTTTACCGCCTATTTTCTGCCATAAACGACAAAATGCGTAATCTTCAGATAAATATCTTTTGGTATCTGGCTCTATCATAGTGTCAAAAAAAGTATAATTCCACTTTGATGTGTCATGATAATTAAAAGTTTTGTCGTGTGGAGCACCAATGTGTTGATCTGGTATAAATCTTAATTCAGGATAAGCTAAAGCCATTTTTTTAAAAACATTTCTTTTAATTAACATAAAACCTGTAGCCCCATCTAATACTTCAATAAAACCTTTTTTAGATAAAACTTTGTTGGGGTCTTTAACATTTAAATTATATTGGAGAGATGCTGCGTGAAGTTCGTCCTCCGATATATCTGGATTTTCTTGTGCTCTTCTTTTTACTTTTGTCCAATCAATTGTTTTACGAGGATACACACCTGTCACTACATCCTCATCCAAATCTAACATACGAAAGACAGACTCAGGATTAAAAGCAATATCAGCATCAATAAATAAAAGATGAGTGTATTGTTCTTCATCCATAAATAATTGAACCAAGGTATTACGAGCTCTCGTAATTAATGATTCGTTACCTATAGTGCCAAATTGTAATTCTATTTTTTTAGTAGCTGCTAACGCTGTTAGTTGTAAAACGCTTTTAAAATAATCAGCTGTAATCATGCCACCATAACAAGGTGTACCTATAAATATTTTACTCATTTATTTCTAATTTTAAAAATTTATCAATAATATACTGTGGATCTATAACACAAGAATATGGATATTCTGATAATAAATTAATGTTGTTTTCATAACCAAACATTTCAGGTTTTGATGTGCCCCACAAAACTATACCTTTTTTATTAAATGTTCCATTAGAACACATGTGCTGTAAAGAACTGTCAATACAAATAAAAGATAAACAATGTTTTGCTAAAATCATGAAATCATTTTTATCTACAAACTTAGGTATGCCTCCAAAATTATTAAAAGCCATGGTGTTAAGTAAAGGCCCTTGTTCATTATCGTGTCCGAAAACCACAACGTTTATGTTAGGTAAAGCTTCTCTTAATAAATTTACAACTTGTTGTCCTTCTTTGTAATTTCTACCAGCGTTGTCTTCATTATAATTTTCTAGTTTAACCCCTTGTCCACCTGTAAACTGTACTAAAATAAACTTACCTAATTTTAAAATATCTTCCTGTAAAAATTCTTCTCTTTTTTTATTTATTTGAAAATTTGGGGTTAAATTGTCTATTTTTATATCGTACATATTTGCCCAGTATTCGATTATATGACCTTTGCCTTTTAAAAAATTTGACCTGTAAGGGTCATTAAAAAATATGTTTTGATAATTACCATACATAGTATGTGTAAAATCATGCAAAACAAGTGAAGATAATGTATCCGACGTGGCTACTCTATCATCATGTTTAAAAAGATCTGGATAACCAGATTGCAAACATAATTTTGGTTCATTATATTTTTTTAATATAGCATCAAATAATGCAGTAAACTGCAGGTGTTTACCTACACCTCCATCAATAATATGTAAATTAGGTTTCACTTAATTATTTCCTTT